CATGGTGATTTTTACGAAAATAAAATCATGTATATTGGAGTTTGTACGCTCCATTATTGAAAATAAAGTACAATTTTAGTGTAATTTCGATTGTTATAACCATTTATAATGTGAATGTGAATATGTGTTTGTTTTAGTACAAACCTAAACTGTTAGTGTTTCCTTTTTCCATACAATTTGACTTAGTTGTATGGGTGTGTTTTCTCCTTTAATTATTCTATCTGAGAGATGAGTGTGACCCACGATCTACACTTTTGGTAGTCTTTAACAGACCCGAGTAAAACAAATAAGTAAATGTTTAAGGAGTTTTCTGCGCTTCTTAAGCGGCCTATATATTACCTCAATCCTGTCTCTTTTTAGAGCATGTTGAATAATTGAGTTCTTAATCCTTGGTATATATAAGGGCGATCCAAGGCTTCATAAAATCCAGCAATTTAATCAAAATAAAAATCAACGAAATCTCAAAACTATTAGTGTTAGTAGTAAAGTAATTAACACCCATTTGAAATTTAATAAAAATAAAAATAAAAATAAAAAGAAAGAAAAGGAGATATGCTTTGTTAAATCAAAGATATATAATAAAAGTATAGGTATGCGTGATATTCCAAATAATCAACCTTTAAAACGAAACAATGATCTATTTAATGATTGTGTTAGTACTATGTTTAGTAGGTGGGATTGGTCGTATACTTTTATGAGTTGGCGAGTTATAATTAAAAAGAATAGGGATGTTAACACCAATACTCCTTATTCCTTTTCTTATTATGATTCAACTTTGTGTGATATGGTGCGTATCCATATGCATATGGATATAATTAAAGAGTTTTCGGATACGAGAACTCTTAATATTATGGATTATGCTTTTAAAGATTCTGTATTTAATTATAAGGATTTTATGGACGCTTTTCAGTATTTTCATAAAATGAAATTTCCAAAGTTTCATAAATTGAAACGAGGTTATGATCATATAGATCTTAATGTTTTTGATGTACCTTATCCTGTTGCAAAAGTAGTGGTTGAAACAAATCATTTTGAAAGTAATAGTGTTTATGAACCGCAGCGATTTATAGGCTCTATTCCTCAGTCTCCGCTTGGTTGGATACAAGAATTTACAACAATTGATCAAAATATCAATTTATTTTCCTATATAGCTTGTGTTTTTGGCGGACATTTTACGGTTATGAAATTTTTAGCTGCAACAAAATTATATTTATCAACTCTTGGTGTTAATACTATGGATATTATAACTATGGCTGATCAATTTATTAATACGATGTTATCTAGTTATTCTGTTCAGCAAGGTCCAGCCGAGGATCTTTTGGAACAAGCTTTTACAATTGTTTTAGGTAAGGAAAATGCAATAAATTTAACATCTTCTGCTTTATATCATAAATCTAAGAGAGTTGTCAGTATGAGCTTTTTAGCCTCATTTTTGGCTATGACTGGATTAGTGAATGATCCTGAAAGTGTAATACAATGGGTTGATTCTAAGTTGCCTCCACTTATTCGGACTTTTGATGTAGCTGATTTGATAGTCTCTTTTGTTAGAGATGGTGCAGCCGCTATTAAAGCTAAGGATTTTTCGGTGTTACTTAAGAAAGATAAATGGCTAGATTGGTGTTTTGAGAGTGAGTTTATATTATGTAATATGACAAACTCTCAAATAATGAAAGAGGAAGGTTATATTGATGGTGAGAATTATACTGAGCTCTTGATTAAGAAATTATATGATAATATTGAAATCGGTAAGCAATATATATTATATCTTAAACATAAAAATTTATCATATGATAGTGCTCAGGTATCTCGTGTAGTTGGTGAGTTGGTTGATGCTTTAGCAATTGCTAGGGCACGTAGTCAAGCTTCATCAGACCGGGCACCCCCATTTGCTGTTTTAGTTGTTGGCTTGCCAGGTATTGGGAAGACTGGGGTTGGTAACTTTTTAATTAGTGTATTAGCTGATGCGTTGAAATTGAGCCATCACGACTCTAATATTTGGAGTGGTAATCCAGATATGGTACGTCCGGATGATTTAACTATGCAACAAATTTGGTATTTTAATGAAGTTATATCAAAAATTCCAAATATGAATACATCGCATTTTGATTTGTTGAGAGCTTTAGATGGTACACCATTTTTAATTGAAAAAGCTGCTTTAAAAGATAAGGGTCGAAATTATGTGTCTCCTAAAGCTGTGGTGGGTTTAACTAATTTTGCTGATTTAAAATCTGATTTAGTTTACTTAAGTAGAGCGGCTGTTTTGCGTCGTTGGGCTTTGCATATTTTTGTGGAGTTGAAAGAAAAGGATGCTTCTCCTACAGCTTTAACAAGATATGATCCATGTTTTATTGATAGCGGATTAAAATATTATGTTTACACTATTCAACCACTTAGTGAACATGGTGTTAAATATGTGCGTATGGATAAAAATGGTAGAACTTCAGAAACGATGGATGAAGTGGGCATACAACAAGGAGCTTTTGTACACACCCCAGGCAATACTTTGTCAGAAATGCGTGAAATGGTTTTTAATCATGCTCAACGTTTTACCAAATTACAACATGATGCTCTGTTAAGTAGAGTAGGTAAAATGACTGGTGTGATTTGTCCTCAGCATCAGCAAATTTTATTGTTATGTCCACCTGAATGTATACCATTAGCACAAGATCCAGATTTAACACGTGTTTGTGGAGTTCATAATCAGATTGTGGCTTTGTGTGATTTATTGTGCATAGAGCGAGCGAAGGGCAGTGTTATTAGTGGGCCAGTTAATCAATATTCAATTTTACAGTCTTATGACAATATTACAGATATAGTTACACAGCATTATCAAACTGTTTTAGGGATGCAATCTATCACTGTTGCAGCGGTGGGTTGTTATTGGGGGTACAATAATAAGTATCCTCTTAATCATTTTAATTATTGGTTACCCTTTTACCTGATATTTTTATTTTTGTTCTCATTTATGTTAATGTGTTGTAATGCCATATTAGCTGAAGATTTATTTAAAACTTTATGTTTTGTAGCAGCAGCAATAAATTTTATAGTGAATTTATATAAAATTGAATTAAATGGTTTTCAAGTTAATCAAGTGTGGTTTTGGCAAATTGTGGGTATGATTTTTATATCTCTTTTATTTGACATTTATTTGCACACAGGGTATTTGTGTGCTGCCTGTTATAGTTCATATGCGATGGGTGTATTTGATGCGGCGAAAACTGGTGTCTTTGCTCGAGATGTTGCGCGATTTTGTATGTATCAACAGTTTTTACTTATATCCTTTAGCATTTCTAATTTGTTTGGGTTTATGTATATAATTTTAGTGTTGTATTATAACCGACATTATATTATGGGGCAATACTCAAGGTTATTTATTTACATTGATCAATTAATTAATGTTGTTTTAAATCAAGTTATGACTCTTAATCAAAATATTAGAGTGCATGCTGAAGCTATTGAACACCAAACAAGTACTTTATTGGTATTTTATAGTGATTTAAAATATATTATTAGAGCTCCTAATCGTTTATATGCAACTATTTTTGTTGGTTTGCGACAAGTCCCACAAAGATTAATAGACACCTTTAATCGTGAAATGTGGGTTAAGTATAAATATCCAGCTGGAATTTTAGCGTTATCAAGTATCGTGTATTGCATGAAACAGATGTCCTCTTACGAACCTAAATCTGAAAAACAAGGTAATTGGACAAAAGATATGATGGTTGTGTATGAGAAAGATAATTTATCTTTAGGTCTGAAACCTTTTAATGTGCAGCCCCCTGCCTTTTCACATCCAACTACTAGAATTAAAGATTATAATGTAGATGTTGAAAAGATTTCCAATTTACCTATGGATGCGAATAAAACAGCAAAGGCCCAAAGACAACTTTTTAATGGTTTATATAAATTTGCCATTAGTTGTATTGGGGCAAGTAATTATGGTAGTAATGCTACTTATTGTTTGCGCCTAGATGCTAATAGATTTGTTAGTGTTAAACATGTATGGACTAATGCTATATTAAAATATTCATTAGAAAATTCTAATAGACCACCAAGTCAATTTGTAGTTCGTTTAGTAAGTGCTAATAATAATAGTGGGTTTACTACAGATAAAATTGTTTTTGTTAATGCGAGCCATTTGGTTCATATTGGGGATGACTATACTCTATTTACCATACCATCTTTGGGTACTGCGCCAGATTTAAAGATCTTTTTGCCAAGTACTGTGAGTACATTACCGGTATTTGATGGTCCAGGATTAATTTGTCATTTTGATCCAGGAGTGGTTGGTTCTTTTGTTTTGGAACCGATTGTATTAAAACACGCATCAGATGCTGGTGTTTTGGGCTATATGTATAAGACTAATCGTTCGGTTGCTGGTAATTGTGGTTTGCCAATAATATCTATATTGAATGATTATTTTATTATAATTGGGCTGCATCGGAGTTTACTTCAAAATGGTTGTGGTTTCTGTGAGTTATTATATCCTCCTGTAGCTCCACCATATGGATTAGTTAGATATTCGGAAAATACTTTTGGTGGTAAGAGTGTTGAGTTGCAGAGTCTTAGTGTTAGATCTGAATTAATTCATATTTCACACTTAGCACATTATGGTAAAATTATTGGAACAGCTCCAGAATATCAAGTTTCAGACAGTAAGTCTCATATTATTAAAACAGTGCTTCATGATTATTATAATCCGAAATTTGTTATTCCAAAATTAAAGGCATTTGAACATGAAGGTAAATGGATAAGTCCTTATTTAGTGAAATTGGATAAAATGGCTACTATTCCACGAGCAATTAGTATTGAATATATGCAATGGGCTCAGATTGATTTGTTAGAAGATCTATTGAGTATTATCCCAGATTATATAAGACCTTATAATTTTTATGAGGCTTTGAATGGGGTTCCTGGATCAAAACCAATAAATACTAAAGCTGCTATGGGACCTCCTTGGCATGGTAAGAAAAGTGAGTACTTCTTCCGTGATGATGATAATTTCTTAGTTATGGACCCAGTTGTTTCTAATTCAGTGACACAATGGATAGATAATTGGAAATTGAACTATTCTAATAATCTATTAGTAAAATATGCTATTAAAGATGAGGTTATTTCACCTGATAAGGAACTTGAGGGGCGAACTCGGCTGTTTTGTGTTATGGATGCTACATATTTTGTGTTAACTCGGATTTTTATCCAGCCTATAGTAGATTGTACTCGAAATATGAGGAATGACTTCGAATGGGGTGTTGGAATTAATGCAGCATCTGATGAATGGAAAATTTTGTTGGAATATATGCAATATTTTGGACTTGATGATTTGTGTGTAGATGCTGATGCTAAGTTTTGGGATGCGCTTTGTAGAGTAATTATATATGTTTTTGAAGTTTTTGAACAGTTGGCATTAAATAGATCAGAGTTGAGAGAATATGCTTATATATATCGATGTTTGGGTTTAGAATTGATATCGCATTTTGCCTTATTTAAAGGGGATATGGTTGAGATGTTTGATGTGATGTTATCAGGTATGGGTGGTACCACAGAGTTTAATTGTGCTTGTATGAGTTTGATTTGGCGTATAGTACATTGTTTTATAGCTGTGAAGACTGATTTACCTGGTATACCACCAAAGTATAATCCTCCATTGCCTGTACTATATAAAACGAGGTCCTCATATTTCCCATTTGTAAATTATTTTCCTAAGGTTCCAAAATTTAGGCAATATTGTCGTTTAAAATGTTTTGGTGATGATAATATGATACATGTGCCACCAATTTATAAAGCTATTGTGTTAAATGCTGAGAATTTTTGTGAAACTTTTGACGCTTTGGGGGTAGTTTTAACTTCGGCCCAGAAAAACGAACCACTTAAGTGGAAAAAGGCGGTGGATTTGGAGTTTCTTAAAAGAAAGTTTGTAAAGTATAATGAACATGTGTTTTGTCCATTAGTTATAACCTCTATTTATAAATCACTCTGTTTTATGCCAGCTGATCCAAGGATTATACGTCAGAGCCATTTAGGGGTTTTGTTAAATAATGCTTCACGTGAAATGTTTTTCCATGGTTTGGATAGGTTTGAACATTGGGTAATAGAACGTAATCAATTAGTTTTAATGTTGAAAGATAAACCTGCTTATCAACATTTATCTACTTTTATAGATTATACAAATTTTAGTGGTTATTTGCAATTATATGAGGATTGCAAACTAATGACGTTTGATTTGTGATTACTTATAGACCATGCAAGTCTTAAAACTGCGCCTTTTATGGGTAATAACATATATAGGGAATTCTTGGATATAAGGCTCGTCGAAAGGGGTCAAAAATTATTACTTTGTAGAATAAGTGTGCCTACTGTTAAAAATATTTCACTTACTGACATTTTAATGACAAATACGAATGATAACTCGTATAATAAAGCTATCACCTTTGAGAGTTCTGGAACTCTCGTAAAGTCCGATACTATTCCTAGTACTGGCATGTCTGTCGTTTCACAACAGACAATAATTTCAAATACAGTGAAAAATGAAGCTAATGAAGCAACAGTAGTTGGAACTGAAGTGGGTATGTCTTTAGCACCAAGTTTTATGTTGGCTAGTAAAGAGATTTCTGAGTTTCTTAGTCGACCTGTTTTATTAGCTACCATATTACCTAGTGGGGGATCTTATCAACAAATATATCCCTGGTTTTCATGGTTAAATAATGCTGCGGTAGCTCGTAAGATGTGTAATATTGTCTCTTTTAGGGGCACTATGAATATGCGATTTGAAGTAGCTACGTCTCCATATGTTTATGGCATGTGTAGATTTTATTTGGATCCTGGCTCATTTGGTGGGGGCACAACTGCGATAACATTTGACACTTTTTATTCATCTTTTACTAGTGAATATTCTGTTGCTATAGACTACGCATTGAATAAACCAGCTGAGTTGCACATACCATTCTTTGATACAGTACCAGCTATAAACTTTCAATCTGGTAGTGGAGTAAGTGATCAGATAGTTTCTTATCGAAATATTCAAACTCCAACTGATGTGTCAACTGGTTTTACAGTGGATCCATCCATAAGAGTCTATGGATATGTTACTGATTATCAACAAATTGGTAGTACTCCACAATCTGAATATATAGCCGATCGGCCAGTATCTTCAGCTTTATCTATATTTTCAAAGATTTTTAATGATGCTTCAGCTATTCCAATATTAGCTCCCTTTGCTACACCAATGTCAGCTTTTGCTAAGATGGGTAGTAAAGCTGCTCAAATGTTAGGTTATTCACGCCCTAAAGATGTACGTGATTTAATGCCTATGCGTGCTAGACCCCAAAATTTGAGTTTAAGTGATGGTTTGGACCCAGTTGAGTCGGTGACTTTGTATTCAAAAATGGAGCGACCATTGCGACCAGCAAATTTTACGGGACATGGCATGGATCAGTTATCTTTAGCGTATTTAACTAGACAATGGGGAATAATTGGTTACACATTATTTAATACAGCTACAGCAGAGGGTGCTGTTATTATATCTTTGTATGTTAATCCTTGTCATTCTATTGCTTCTGGTTCATCGTGGATTATGAACCCATTATCACATACTTCTTTGGCGTTTGCAAAGTGGCGTGGATCTATAGAGTATAAAATAACTTTAATAGCTAGTAATTTTATGAGAGGGAGATTAAGAATATTTTGGAGGGCGGTTCCTGCATCAGTTGAACCAAGTCAAAATGTAGCGACTAATGTTTATTTGGAGATAACACCAGGTGCTGAGGCGGTATTTATTGTACCATATTGTCAAAATGCATTGTATTATCCAACTTGGTTATCAGCTGGTGGGACTAATTCTGCGGGTGTTACTAATGGACAGATTGTGATAGTCTTAGATCAAGCAGTAGAGTGTCCTAGTGCTTCTAATGTTGGAATTTTAATATCAACTAGAGCAGGTTGTGATTTTGAGTTGGCTAATCCTACAATGCAGACTATTCGGCATGCTCATACATCAGCTTATAATGTAGCTAATTTGATATCTAATTACACCAATTCAGCTGGTGCAACATATAGTGCAATTACAGCTGGTACAGTAGTACCATCGGCTCAACAATCTGAATTTTGCAATGAAAGTGCAATACAATCGACTTCATGGGCTGTATCGGAGCGAGTTGAATCAATACGTGATTTAATGAAGAGGTATACACTGCGTGATGTACGTAGTTATAATGCAACTATAGTTGAACCAGTTGCTCTTATTTCACGAATTCAAAGGATGCATAGAGTACCAACCACAGGTGCAGCTCAACCACTTATTCCAACTTTTACCTCATGGTTTGGTTTGAATTTTGGTTTGAATTCGGGTAGTACAAGGGTTAAGGTGCTTACTGGGATCGCTGATTATGCTTCTGGTAATCAGTCGAATAATGTGATCAATCGTAGTATTGGTAATGATAGTTTTGGGGTAACAACTGTTCCAACTTCAGCTTCACCAGTTTTGGTTTATGGGTTGAATGGTTATTATAATACAGCTAAAGGAGGAACTTTTAATGACGTAACTCCTGCTATTATAAGTGTGGAAATACCCGATACTTCAGGTGATATTTGTTGTCAAAATCAATTACAGATGACTGGTGGGATTACGGACACCTGTATTGATTTGATTTGTACAATACCAAATACAACACCAAAATTTTCACAATTGGTATTTGGGGCAATCGGTGATGATTTTAACTTTCACTGTTATTTTGGCCCACCTATTTTGTATTTTTATGCAAATTCACAAACATAGTTAGATATCTATTTAAAAATCTATTTTATAATTAGGCGGAATTATAATCTTAATAACTACGCGGTTTACATGAAACTTTTCTTTATGTGCAGCCGTGAGCCGCACATTTAAAGTTTTTATGTAGTGTAAACATGCC